GGCTATGGTGCACGTTTCTTTGCCAATGACGCCAAGCCCACAGGAGGGTGGATTGAATTTCCTGGCTCGTTCAAGGACTCCGAGGCCAAGAAGGTGTTTCGTGAGTCTTATCAGCAGGCGCAGTCCGGCTCCAACCGGGGCAAGGTCCTGGTGCTGGAAAACGGCATGAAGTTTCACGAAGTGGGCGTCACAAACAAAGACGCCCAGTTTCTGGAGTTGCGCAAGTTTCAGATCACCGACGTGGCCAGGCTCTTTCGTGTGCCACCGCACATGATTGCTGATCTTGATAGAGCGACCTTCTCCAACATCGAGCAGCAGAGTCTGGAGTTCGTCATGCACACCATGACGCCCTGGGCTGAGCGCTGGGAGGCCAGTATTCAGTCTGAGTTACTTCTTGAAAGTGACGATATAGAGATTGAGTTTGATTTCGCCAACCTGATGCGCGGTGATGCGTCCAGCCGCTCAAGCTACTACCAAAGCGGAATTCAGAACGGCTGGCTCACCCGCAACGAAGCACGCATTGCAGAAAACCTCAATCCCATTGACGGACTGGACCAGCCTTTGAGGCCCCTCAATATGGTGGAAGAGGATGCAGCAGAAAACTTAGAACTCAACGCTAACGTACCAATTAAAAAATCAATTGCAAAGCCGTCACAAGACGATGAGGCGGAAATCTCAGAGCAGGCAAAAACAAATCGATTCGTCTGCCTTGTCCAATCTTCCGCTGAACGACTTGCTCGCCGCATTTGCCGATCTGGCCATTTGGCAGACAAAGACACCTTGCTGATTTCTCAAGCCTTGGCTGTACCGCTGGAGCGTGTACAGCTTTGGGCTGAAAACCAAAGATCTGAGTCATTAGATCAAAAAATCCTGACTCAATCACTTATCTCACTCGGACTGAATTTATAAAAAACCAACTTATGAAAAACCAACTTTTAGTGGCTGAATTTATGGCAACGCCTTGGGCCTTGATGCCTGAGCGATTAAGTGCTCTGGCCACTGTCATTTCACGCTGGTCACAAGGCGTGCCTGCCAGCGACGCTGCCATGTTTCAGGTCCAAACAGACCGTGTTCTGCGGGACACCCGCAGACAGACCTCAGCTGCCATTTCGGGTGGCGGCATTGCCGTCATCCCTATTTACGGGGTCATCACACAGCGTGGCAATATGGTGGATGACGTCTCCGGCCCTGGCATGGTCAGCACCCAGATCGTCACCCAAATGCTCAGACTAGCCGTTGCCGATGAGGCGGTCAGTCAGATCCTGCTCGACATCGACAGCCCGGGCGGCAGCGTGTATGGCGTCTCTGAACTGGGCGATGCCATTTTGAGTGCTCATGCCCAAAAGCCGGTGGTGGCCATCGCTAACAGTCTGGCAGCTTCGGCGGCTTACTGGATCGGTTCCCAAGCTGGCGAGTTCTATGTCACCGCCGGTGGCGAAGTGGGCTCGATTGGCGTGTGGCAGGCGCACCAGGACTACAGCAAAGCCATGGATGAAGCTGGCGTTAAGACCACGCTCATATCGGCGGGCAAGTTCAAGGTCGAGGGCAATCCGTATGCACCACTGGACGAAGAAGCGCAGGGATTTATGCAGTCCCGCGTAGAGGACTATTACGCTGCATTTACCAAGGCTGTGGCCAAGGGGCGTGGTGTGCCCATCACTCAGGTCCGCGATGGTATGGGTCAAGGACGGGTCTTGGGGGCTGATGCGGCCTTGGCGCAAAACATGGTGGACGGCATCGCGAGCTTCGATCAGGTCTTGAGCAAGATGCACAAGGACGCGGCATCAAGTGCAAAGTCCAGTCCACAAGCCAAACCCAAAACCTCCCGCTTGGCCCAAGCCCGCACTGAGCTTGGGATTTTGTAATTTGGACTGCTCAGGAGTTGCTCCGTTGAGCACCCCCAGTCCGAACGGCGACCCGTAGGTCGCAACCTTGATGCTCGACTAGCTTCGCGCATTTTTTAATCTTTGAAATCCCGCCACTCAAGAGGTGGCTTTTTTACGTCTGGAGAAACCCAAATGAGTAAGCAATTGCGCGAGCTTCAAGCTCGCAAGTCTGATCTTGTCAAAGAGGCTCGTGCCTTAACTGACATTGCCGCCCAAGAAAACCGAGATCTCTCAGATGAGGAAGTGATCAAGTTCAATGGACTTAAGAGTCGAATTGAAACCGCTTCGGCGGCTATTGACCGCGAGTCGGCCTTGATTTCCGAAGAGGTTCAGATGGGGTCGCATGTAGGCAACCACTCTGGTGCTGGCCATGGTTCGATATTCCCCAGCGTCGTGGTGAGCGATAACCGCGAACTCGATCCCAAACATGGCTTTCAGAGCTTGGGCGACTTCTTGCAAAACGTCTGCCATGCGCAAAAGCCAGGCAACCCGATAGACGATCGCCTGCTGATTGGCAGCGGTCGTGGCGCTGCCGCTCCAGCCACCTTTGGCAGTGAAGGCTCTGGTCAAGATGGTGGCTTCTTTGTGCCGCCACAGTTCTCAAAGGAGATTTTTCAGCTGTCTTTGGGCGAGGACTCGTTGCTGCCGCTGACCGATAACGTGGAAATCAGCGGAAACACCATGGCGTTTCCCAAGGATGAAACCACGCCCTGGGGCACCAACGGCATTCGCGCTTACTGGCAAGGCGAAGCGGCTCCAGCGGTCACCACAAAGCCCGTGCTGGGACTTTCTACTTTGCGGCTCAAAAAGCTGATGGCCCTGGTGCCGACAACCGATGAGTTGTTGGAAGACGCCAATGCCTTGTCAACCTATCTGCCCGAGAAGATTGCACTGTCCATTCGCTGGAAAACCAATGAATCCATCCTGTTCGGGTCGGGCTCTGGCGTACCGGTTGGCGCGCTCAATGCTGGCGCTACGGTCAATGTGGCCAAGGAGACTGGGCAGTTGACGCAAACGCTGCTGCCACAAAACCTGGCCAAGATGATTGCGCGTCTGCCGACAGGCTCATTCGCCAACGCGGTGTGGATCGTGAACAACGATGTGTTGCCAGCATTGTTCACCCTGACCTTGGGTAACTACCCGATCTACTTGCCCACCGGATTGAACGTTGGCGGTATTCAGGTCTCTCCCTACGGCACGCTGCTGGGTCGCCCGGTGTTTGTGTCCCAACACGCCAACACCTTCTCAGCACAGGGTGACATCTTGCTGGTGGACCTGAAGTACTACCAAACGATCACTAAGTCTGGCGGCATGCAGACCGCCACGTCGATGCACCTGTACTTCGATGCCGATCTCACTGCGTTTCGAACCACCTTCCGCATGGACGGCCAGTCCAAGCTCAGCAGTCCCATCACACCTGCCAAAGGCAGCGCAACGATGTCTCCATTCATCCAACTGGGCGCGCGCTAAGCAGCCTCAATCCTTAGGAGAAAACTATGTTCCCCAACGCAAAAGGCAGCGAACTTCTGTCCGTTCTCGCAACCATCGATCCGGCCGCGCAAGCGGCGGGAACAGTCACTACCGGATGGATTTCTGTGGCCAATCACCACGGCTTTCTTTCCTTGGTGCAGACCGGAGTGCTGGGCACCAGCGCCACAGTGGATGCTAAGTTGCAGCAAGCGGTTGATTCCACTGGTACGAGTGCCAAGGACATCAGTGGCAAAGCGATTACTCAGATTGTCAAAGCCACTGGCGACAACAAGCAGGCCTTGATCAACGTCAAACCCGAGGAACTCGATACGGTGAACGGCTTTGGCTTTGTTCGCCTGTCACTCACTGTGGGTGTGGCCGCAAGTCAGACAGCAGCGCAAATCCTGGGCGTCAATCCTAGAGAGCTGCCAGCCAATGCAGGTAATCAGGCAGCAGTTGTGCAGATCGTCTAAATGCCACTGCAACTGGTCACAGCTCCAGCGGGGGAGCCAATCACGCTTCTTGAGGCAAAACAGCACCTGCGGGTGGATGTTGATGACGATGACGCGCTGATTGGCTCACTGATAACCGCAGCTCGGCAGGCAGCCGAGACAATAACCGGCAGGCAGTTGATGACTGCTCGCTGGAGGCTGGTGCTCGATGCCTTTCCGGGTGCGTTAACCATGCATGTTCCTTCCGATGCGGCCTTCAGCCTACCCGGACACGCGATTCTTATTGCGAAATGCCCAGTGCAGTCTTTGGTCAGCATCGAATACCTGGACATGAATGGCAGTTTGCAGTTGATGCCAGCGGGTGATTACGTGTTGGACACAGCATGCGAGCCTGCGCGACTCAGTCCGGTATTTGGAAAGACTTGGCCCACAACTCTTCCACAGATTGGTTCTGTGATCGTCACTTTTGACGCCGGATACGGCCCAAGCTCATCAGTCCCCGAAGGACTTAAGAGCTGGATCAAATTACGGGTGGGAAGTCTTTACGGCCATCGGGAAGAAGTGGCAATGCTTTCGCGTGGCCGCATCGACCCATTGTCATTCGTGGATGGTCTCCTCGATGGATACCGAGTGAGCTTGGTATGAGCTCAATCAGTGC